AACGCTTCATACAACTGGCCCGGACTTTATAAACCTTTCGCACACCAAAAAGTTACAGCGTCTTTCTTGACGATGCACCGGCGCTCGTTCTGTTTTAACGAACAGGGTACGGGCAAGACTGGCTCAGTCATTTGGGCATCGGACTACCTACTCTCAAAGCGCATCATCAAGCGGGTACTGGTGATCTGCCCACTGTCTATCATGGAGTCGGCATGGCGTAATGACTTGTTCAAGTTTGCTATGCACCGCAAGGTGGACACTGCCTACGGCAAGCCGGAGAAGCGCAGGGAGATCATTGCAGGGGATGCTGAGTACGTCATCATCAACTATGACGGGGTAGAGATCGTTGCCACTGACATCATGAAAGGTGGCTTTGACCTCATTGTTATTGACGAGGCTAACGCCTATAAAAATCCCTCTACAAAACGTTGGAAGGTGTTGAACAACCTGATAAAGCCACACACTTGGCTGTGGATGCTGACGGGTACACCCGCCTCACAGTCGCCACTGGATGCCTACGGCATCGCCAAGCTAGTGAACCCCGAAGGGATTCCACGTTTCTACGGGGGGTTTCGTGATCAGGTCATGCACAAGATCAGTCAGTTCAAGTGGGTGCCCAAGCTAGAGTCAGAGCAAGTTGTTCATAAGGCACTACAACCCGCAATACGTTTTACGAAAGAGCAGTGCTTGGACTTACCTGAGATGACTTACGTAACACGAGACGTACCTCTTACTGCCCAACAGGAGAAATACTACGAGTTGCTACGTAAACGTCTCATCGTACAAGCCGCTGGCGAGGAGATCACTACAGTCAACGCCGCTGCGAATTTAAACAAACTCCTACAATTATCTGGTGGTGCGGTGTATTCAGATACAGGAGAAGTAATCCATTTCGATGCAAGCAATAGACTTGCAGTTTTACGTGAGGTAATCGAAGAGTCTAGCCACAAGGTGTTAGTGTTTGTGCCATACAGACATGCCATCGAGGTGGTTGCAGATGACCTACGTAAGCACGGGTACCCGACAGCCGTCATTCATGGCGGTGTGTCGGTGGGGAAACGTTCAGAAATCTTTGACCGTTTCCAAACGAAAGATGACCTACAAGTACTGGTCATCCAACCACAAGCGGCCTCGCACGGGGTAACTCTGCATGCCGCCAACACCATCGTCTACTGGAGTCCAGTAATGTCGGTCGAGACCTATCTCCAAGCCAATGCGCGTGTTCACCGAGCGGGGCAAAAGAATCCCTCAGTGGTGGTGCACTTGCAAGGCAGTGGGGTAGAACGCCGTATGTACAAGATGCTAGAAAACAAGGTAGACATTCACAATCGCATGATCGACTTATACGGGGAAATACTTAGATGAAAAACTCTTGACATTGTAAAGTTTTACGTTATTATCCCTGTACAAAACAAAAAGGAGAGAGCTATGACCGAGACAATATCGGTTGATAAACTCGTCGCCGTCTACATCAAGATGCGCGACAAACGTGCCGAACTTTTACGTTCATACGAAGAAGCTGACAGCACGGTAAAGACACAGATGGAAGTTGTGGAGACCAAGCTATTGGACATCTGCAAGGAGATCGGTGTTGATCGTCTTGGTAGCACTCACGGTACGGTAATGCGTACTGTGAAGACACGCTATTGGACAAGCGACTGGGAATCAATGCACAAGTTCATCTTGGAAAACAAGATGCCCGAACTGCTTGAACGCCGTATCAGTCAAACCACCATGAAACAACTGTTGGAAGAGAACCCCGAGCTTATGCCTATGGGTTTGAACACTGACAGCAAATACAGCGTAACTATAAGGAGAACCACAAGTGGAACTTGAACAATCATTGACCGTGCCCGAAGTGGCAAAAATGTTGAGGATGTCACGTCAGACAATCTACAACATGGTCAAGTCGGGGGACATCCCCCATTTTAGAGTAGGCAACAAAGTGCGTTTCAATCGCGCAGACCTTGATGCCTTAATGCAAACCAAAACTGTAACAACTGGAGAATCCAAATGAGCGAAATGACACTATTTTCTAAGGGCGGCAACACACTACCTGCCCACTTGAAGAACTTACAATTAGACGCAACCACAAAAGCCTTGATGGGTGGCAGTGGTAACGGCGGTGGTAAGCGCATCTCCATTCGCGGCAACGTGTTCCGCATGATGGTTGATGGAAAAGAAATTGCACAGAACGAAGACCGTGCAATGAACATTATTATTGCGGCGGCAAACGCAAACGTATCGAGAACATTCTATGCAGGGACATATCAAGAAGGCCAAGCCATGGCACCAACATGTTGGTCAAACGATGGTGTCACACCCGACATCAAGTCTGAGCAACCACAAGCAAGCAAGTGCGCTTCATGCCAACAAAACATCAAAGGCTCCGGCCAAGGTGATTCCCGCGCATGCCGATTCAGTCAGCGCCTTGCCGTCCTCTTGGAGAACGATATTCGTGGAGACATTTATCAACTGACGCTCCCTGCGCAGTCCATCTTTGGTGCGGCTGAGAATGGCAAGATGCCTTTGCAATCATACGCAAAGTTCTTGGGCAGTCATGGTTTGCCAGTGACCGCCGTCGTCACTGAAATGCGTTTTGATACAGCAAGCGCAACACCACGCCTGACGTTCAAGGCAGTGCGTCCTTTGAACGAAGAAGAGTTGGCAATGACCCAAGACAAGGGTCAATCTACTGAAGCCAAACTTGCTATCGCCGCAACTGCCGCGCAAATGGATGGTGCTACTAAAGCGGAATTCATTCGACCACCCGCAGTGGAAGCTCCCAAAGCGGAACCCAAGGTAGAGGCTGAAGCTGTAGAAACAGCAGAGCCTACTAAACGTGCCAAGAAAGCCGCACCAAAAGATGTGGCTGACATCTTGGACGATTGGGCTGAAGAGTAATTGAATCGGGGGGAAAGCCGTGCAATTTTTGCTTGCGGACGAACGGTTAGTACCCCCACCTCAAAGGAGAGCATCATGCAACAACAACTTTTTCCAAGTGAGCCAAACCCGATTCCCGGGCTGGCGCGTAACACCGACCCCGAGACGAGCCATGATGCCGCCGAGTCGATTGATACCACTGCGTTAGAGCGCATTGTCTATGACGTTATCAAGCAGTTTCCCAATGGGTGCATTGGTGATGATGTTGTAAAGATGTTGCCGCAGTTTGGAATTCAAACAATTAGCCCACGCTACGCACCACTGATCCGCAAGGGTTGGGTTGTTGATACAGGTGAAAAACGTCAAGCACGTTCAGGCCGTAGTCAGCGCGTAATGAAGGTAATTAAAAAAGAAGAGTATGAACAACAGAGGCTATTCCCGTAAATTTGTTGATGCGAACAATAAGGCAGACCCATTTCATGTGGGTGTGCAACTTGGACGCATTTGCATTCAACGTGACATTCCAGTACAGGATGTAGCTGAACATTTAGATGTATCACGTCAGGCCATATACATGTGGTTCTTGGGGAAAGCACTGCCGCACCCGAGCAAGCGCAAAGTATTATGGGAACTGCTTGACCGTCTAACGGCTAACGCCGTAACTTGATCCCCCGCCCAAGGTCTATCGCCAGTAGACCGGAAGGCATATTTGTCTGTAAAAGAGCGAACAATGACAACACGGAACCCCTTTCTCACATCTGTACTTGCCTCTGAAGGTTTGTACTGTGTGGTTGGATTGAAGAAGGGTGCGCCGAGGCAGACTTTTGTAGAAACGATTGATGAGATTGATGGAGTCGTAGATGGACTTATCTCGCAGGGGTTTGACGCATACTTTGGATGCGCTAAATATCTTTTGGAAGATGAAGGTCGCACAGCAAAGAACGCAAAATGGTTTAAGGCTTTTTGGCTTGACCTAGATTGCGGTGAAAACAAACCATACGATTCACAAGCATCCGCACTGGATGCACTCAGACTATTTGTTAAAGCAACAGGGTTACCTCGACCCACTATCGTTAACTCAGGACGTGGCATACACGTTTACTGGACGCTGAAGGAGACCATCGGTTACAACGATTGGAAGCCGACAGCCGAAGCACTGAAGAAATTCTGTGCCTCATACAATCTGCTTGCTGACCCTGCGGTTACAGCAGATGCCGCACGAATACTGCGTATACCCGAGACGTTGAACTTCAAGGACAACCCGCCCAAGCCCGTATCTGTAATGGTCGAGTCGCAGCCGGTAGAGTTCACACGCTTCAAGACGTTGATAGGTGTAGAAGAAGAGGATGACGAGCCGCAAGGTTTGTTTGGTTCTGACGCACCACCACGCCG